TTGTGAAAAATTCGTAGTCATAAGCAAATAAAAGGAAGTTTAACTCACTTTCTGACACATCATAGCTGTTTACCATGTCTCTTTCTGCTAAACGAAGGTATTTCAAGTAACTTTTGTTTAAGGTATCTTGTTTTCGGATTTTAAAATCTCTAAACATTCCTTTTCTTGAGCGCTTTGCCATTTTTATTAAATTTGCATAATACAAAGATACTCAAATGGCAACTCTTTCAGGAAATAAAGTAAAGGATACGTATTCATCCTTATTAAAATTAGATACAAACGGGTTAACCTCATCCTTAAAAGTGGTAGAGGATGGCGCAGGGGTGGATTCTGCTATCAAATTATCTACAGATACTTTGGAGGTTGACGGCACACTTTCTTTTACTACAGCACCAGCTACTAATTCATCAGAGTTAACGGCTTTATTGGTAGACGGTAGCAATAACGTGGTTAAAAGAGAACTTGACGCTGTTGCTTTTAGCGGTGTTACTGCACAGTTTTTTGCAAACCCAATGTTTGTGCTGAGACCTTCTGCCGCTTATACTCTTACAGATACACCAGCTACTCCTACTCAGGGTGCGGTAAACAACAACTCAACCACATCGTCGTACTTGTTTAATGACAGTAGCAATACACACCTTCAAACTTCTTCAACAACAACTGGAGCTGTAACTATAGAACGCGCGGGAGCTATTAAAATTGAAGTTAACTTTATAATAGAGGTAACTAGCGGAAATACGGATGTCACTATACGTGTGTATCGCAAGCCTTCTGGTGGCTCTGCCGCTGCTATTCAGACTATAGTTAGGTCTAAAGTCGCAACTGGTAACATGGCTATCGGCTTCAGTCTGTTTACTCACTGTGCTGCTGACGAAGATATATACTACGAGGTAGGAAAAAATAGCTCTGGTGGTGGTTCACTAACTACTCAGAGTACCTTCGCTATAACTAAACTAGACTAATGACTGAAAGACAGAAGGATTGCATTGTAGAAATACAAGAACTCATTGTTGCTATAAATGATGTGGTTAAGAAATTTGAACTTGAGGATGAGTTTCTAGCTGCTATAGCTGTAGGCTTTGTAGACTTAGATACAACATACACAGACGAAGATGGAGACAGTCGCGCTAACATGAGCCTCTTGTCTACATTCTCTGTCGCAGACGAAGACGAGCTTGATGACTTACTGTCCTATACTGTAGAAGCCTACAGAATAGAAAGAGAAGAAGAAGCTCCAGACCCGTCAAGTATAGATTATTGGATTAACTTATCAAATGGAGACGACAGCGTAAACTAAACACTGTTTTCTTTATATAATTAAATTAAAATGATTAGAAAGATAGTAATAGGGCGAGACCCTAAAGACGCTATGGCATACTATGTCGGTATGCGTGCGGGTGCAGGAAAAGTGAGCGCAATCGTTGAAGACGAGGCGCATTTGCACAAGTTCTCAAAAAAACGGTATCTCATTTACATCGAAAACGAAGAAGGTACAATACTGTGGAAGTCTGTTGACAGTATGCCTTGTATTGTCGAGTATGATATTAAATTCGATTGATATGAGACCCCTACACCATTTTATAGTACACATACCCAATAAGTTTAAAGACGAGGTATCATTCAATGAAGGTACATTGAAACTTGTGAGCAAGTTCAATGAATTCGAACACAGAGTAAATAGCGCTGAGATTACAGGATGTCCCAAAGGGTTTGACTGTATAGGGGATACCCTTTACTTTCATCATCATGTAGTAATGGAGCAAATGTATAATATAGGAGATGACTTGTACTTGGTTAATTACGACGCTGAGGGAGGATATGGAAACCACGCTATCGCTATCGAAAACGAAGCTGGTGATATTACTATGCTTGGGGATTGGTGTTTTGTTGCACCCCCATTGGATTCAGAAGAGGAGACAAGTCCTTCTGGCATTATTCTTAGCATCGAAGAAGAACCAGAACTGGAAGGAGAACTACTCTGCCTACCCCCAGATTCAGAATGGATTGGAGCGAAGTCTGGTGATATGGTGGGCTACACGAAAAATTCAGAATACGAAATGGAACTCAAAGGCGGTGACAAAGTATACCGCATGAGAACAACAGAACTAGTGTATGTCAAAGAAGCGTAAGTTTACAACTATAGAGGCCTCCACAAGACTTCTTTCTTCAATGGAAGTAGCTATAAACAATATGATTGATGAGGTTCGTAAACCAGTAGACTCAGAGCTCACTGGTTCACAGCGAAAAGCAGAATTACAAAGTATAAAACAAACAGCTACTGATGCGAAAGAATTGCTTATCGACTACCAAAGACTTGAACAAATGGTCAGAGAACTCAAAGAAACAGGAGGAATTGAACAACAACAAGACTACTCCGGTGGATTTGCAGAAAGGTTCTCAAAGTAATCAGATATTCTGTTACTGGGATTATTAGTCGTGATAAACATGATAATGTGCGGGCTCGTAATCACACCTGTCCTCAGAGTTGCACTTATTCTTATGAACAGCACAAGAAGACAATAATAAAATCGAAGCTATTAATATAATACGTTTCATAAATCAAATTTAATGAAATGGCTGGACTTAAACAAGTGGAGGGTTATGATAACTACGTTGTCAATATATGTCCCAACAATACAGATGGAGAAATCGTATCAATCGGTGAGGTTGACATTCAGCTTCCCAAGCCCCCGAAAAAAAAGGAAATCCTGCATTATGAGAGGAAGCAGCATCTGCAAATGTGGGAAAGACTTCCTGTGCCAGAAGAATTGCAGAGGATTCGTTCTATGGATGAGTGGTACGAAATGCCCAAGGAATTTAAAAAGAGGTTTTCTTCATATATCGAAAGGGAATTTGTTCGCAGGCGTGAGGGTGTATGGTTTTATAACAATGGTAAACCTACATATATTACAGGGCGACACTACATGATGCTTCAGTGGTCTAAGCTAGATATTGGCTATGGCTACTTCTTAGAATTTCAGCAAAAGCTTTTTATACACTTTGCGGCTTGTGAGGCAGACCCTCGGTCAATGGGGCAGATGTATACAAAGTGTAGACGTTCAGGATACACGAATATGTCTGCCGCTATACTCGTTGACGAAGGCACTCAAGTAAAAGAAAAACTGTTGGGCATTCAGTCCAAGACAGGTAAGGACGCACAGGAGAATATCTTTATGAAGAAGGTAGTTCCAATGTTTAGGTCTTATCCATTCTTCTTTAAACCTATACAGGACGGTACAACCAATCCTCGTATGGAGTTGGCTTTTAGAGAACCATCTAAACGTATAACAAAGAACAACAAGACATCTAATAAAGGTGAAGCCCTTAACACAATAATCAACTGGAAGAACACCACCAATAACGCGTATGATGGTGAGAAGCTGCATCTTATGTATATGGATGAAAGCGGTAAATGGGAAAAGCCTACGGATATTAGAGAGGCTTGGCGCATAGAAAGAACATGTCTAATTGTAGGTCGTAAAATTATAGGCAAGTGCTTAATGGGGTCTACTGTAAACCCAATGGATAAAGGTGGAAAACAATACAAGGAACTTTGGAGAGATTCAGACCCAGAGGACAGAAATGCTAACGGCAGGACAAAGACTGGACTTTATAGGTTATTTATACCCGCGTATGAGGCTCTCGAAGGATTCTTCGATGAATACGGAAACCCTGTTGTTGAAGACCCTGAAAGACCTGTTAAGACTATTGAGGGGGATTTCGTAGATGTCGGAGCAAAGACTTATCTAAAAAACGAAAGAGACGCACTAAAGCATGACGCAAGGGAGCTAAACGAGTATATACGTCAATTCCCTTTTACTGTGGATGAAGCAATGAGAGACAGCATTGAGGGTTCTACATTTAACATTGGGAAGATATACGAACAGATAGAACACAATGATGAGCTCTACCCAAACCCTGTAGTTCAAGGCAACTTTAGCTGGAAGGACGGTATAAGTGATAGTGAAGTTATTTTTAGTCCAAATACAAAAGGTAGATGGATGGTGTCTTGGATGCCTAAGCCGGAAGATAGGAATAAGCAGACTGAAAAATACGGTTCTAAGTATCCAGCAAATGACCACATAGGTGTAGGCGGTGTGGATAGCTATGATTTAGATTCTACTACTGATAACAGAGGTTCAAAAGGGGCATGCCATTTGTATAACAAGTTTAATATGGCTGCGCCAGCAAACATGTTCGTAGCGGAGTATGCATCAAGACCGCCTCTAGCTAAGATATTCTATGAAGATGTTTTGATGGCTTCTGTATTTTATGGATACCCATTACTAATAGAGAATAACAAGTATGGTATAGT